CGGGGCAATTCCTCGGAATGTAGCAATCTGAGCTATTAAATCGTCGCCAGATGCTCCACCCGATACGGTAGCTGTCGGTCCGCTCTCGCTACCTGAGTGCACCTTTGAGAATACCTTGAAATTGGTAAATCCAGCTGTATCAATTTGTGCCCACCCGGTACCCGTTAAACCAACGGTAGCAGCCGTATTGCGACAATAGACAACCGCCACCATTGTGTCATCTTTGGCTGAGCTACCATTGATATTCAATCCAACAATATTTGCATTGTTGGATGTTCCGCCCGTGCCTACGCCTACCAATGACGTTGCCACGTCAGCAACGGCGGTAACCGTCATTTCTTCGCCATCGATACGCACGCGGTAATCGCCGGTATCATGCGCCCATTTAGAAGCAATGAATTCACTGCCATTGTTTCGGGTACGAACGGTCACTTGCGAAGCATCTAGAATATTTAATGTGTCGGTATCATTTGAATCTAATCTCTGATCAGAGGTAGCTCCGCCACTAGAGTCTAGGATTCCTACATCGTATGGCGCGGCTGCTCTGCCATTGATATCGACATGAATCCATTTCTGCGTGAATACCTCATCGTAGCCAGCGATATAGAAATCAAGTGGGTCGGGACCAATATCGGTAGGTGGGTTGGTTATCTTCATACGTTTCCATGTATCGAGCGTTTCCCACGTAGCTAACAGATTGTTAGTTACCGCCGCTGCACGCTCAAACCAGATTTGCACACTAGCGACTCGCGGTGAGTCGGCAGTGCCTTTATTAATTGTCCAACCGACATGCGCCGCTAATTGTCCGTCATCACTGAGGCTATAGGTGTTAGCGGTATCATATCGACCAACACCCAAACGGTCTATCGATCGGTCACTAATGTTTCTCGGTCCGCTTGTTTTAATTAACTGAAGAGAAGCGCCATCAGTCCGACTACCCGTGAAATCATTTACAATTCCGAAATCATCATCAGGCGTCTTTAGCGACTTAAGGACTCTGGCGGAATAGTCAAGTGTCCAAGCTATGGCCTGATTCTCAATGAAACCGCGCTCTGTAAAGCGTAGCCTGCCCCCCTCGCTACCGACTAGACCTGTAGTCGTATCCATGAATCCCTCATTGGCTAAAAGGCATTCACGCAATAGAGTTTGCAAATCATTTGATGTCTGCTTACCCATTGCCACGGTATCCGCCCACCCGGGTACACGCCTTACATTTGGTACACCTACCTCATTCAATAGGCGAGACCAACGGGTACCCGGAGGTTCGGCGTTGTAACCATTTCCTGAGCTATCTACAGTGGAGAAATTATATGCATCGAATACCGCCATGTGAGCAACGGCATCTTGGTCTTTTTCTGCATTAGGCAATAGGAAAATTGAGCCGATGTTACCGCACTGGCCAGTGACCCCCGAACCGCTAAGAAAGAATCCACCCCCGGATAGTGGGAATGTAACATATTGCCAATCGAAAGTTGTGGCTGACGCATTCTGTACCATCAATCGATGATGCATCCACGTATTCAATACCCAGCCACTATTAATTACATCGCCGGAATCGACTTTGGCCACACCATTACGATCGTACGCAATTACACGATAGGCACCTGTTTTCATAATGATGTCCCAAAAGCTAATACCAGATGCACCGGTATTGCCTACCCAACATCGGAATAAAATCGTGTCGGCAGTGGGGTAATTAGCGAGGTAGTAGAAGAAATCGAATTGCCAATGTCCCGCAAAGCTGTGTGAGGCGACATTCATAATTAAATATGAATTGCCTGTTAGTTGTACCGCTGGCTTGGAACCAGGCAAGGCGCTATTTTGCGCCCAATTGAAAGTACCGCTAAGAGCTACTGCCTTCCCTGAGGTATTGCCGATAATCAATGGAGTGTCCGTGCTCTCCAAATCCTCTAGAGGCATGTAAGTTACTAATTGCGTTGCTCCGGTATCCGATGTATAGATTGGCGAGTTATTGATTTTACGACCTGTGCCTGTTGTTAATTGGTGCCTACGATCGAAAGCTTGAATTCGTACATGGCGGATTTCGGCAACATCGTAATTAGCTGTCCAGTCAGGTACTAATCCTTCGAAGCGCGTCTTTAAGCCATTACCCGCATTCCAAGAAATGCGAATAGGCGTATTGACTCCGAGCAATCCGTAATATGGTCCGGCTAAATTCCTTGGAGAGAAGCGCTTACCGGCTGCACTAGAGGGATTCGTTTTATCGAAGTTAATGAATGTGACAAAGCAATAATCCGGAGAGGCATCATTGCCTTGATCTTCTGGCGTAAATCCATGATGAATAAAAATTGTGTCATCGAATAAAACATAGGTAGAGACATCTGTCCATACTCCTCCAAGAAATAATTCGACTAAAATGGTTAGCTGAGTACCCGGAAAGGTAGTAGCCATGGATTACCCCGGAACAATCGACGATTGGTAAATACGCACTTTGCCCAGTCGGAACGCTTCCTTAAGAGCCTCATAGAGCCAGTCCCCGCTAGGGCCTTCTACACGAATTGTTACCCCAACTGAGCCGCTTCCTTGTGCTCTCATTTGGTTTGCATTGGCAGCCGGATAAACCATGCTGCCCTGAGGAGTACGAATTAATTCAGCACCCTGCTCACCCGTACGGATTAGACCGCTTGCTACGCCTCCTACAGCGTGTCCACGCGCGCTAAGTCCTACTGAGACAACCTGAGAGCCTAGTACCGCTGCAATCGCGTCACGAGCCGCATAGAGACTGCCTCTATCAAGCTTTACGCGAGCATCGGTAATGTGTTGCTCAGGAATTCCCTCAACATCAGCGATAACGCCAGCGGCAAACTTATGGAAATCAGCCTGAGCTTTCTTTAGCTTAGGACCAATTCCCGGAATCCAACCGAATGCCTCTACTGCTCCGTCAATAATTCGACCGAACCAAGTAAGCATTGCAACGGCAAATACGTCCATTCCCTTTTTGGCACCTGACAATGTGTCGCCTACGCCAGCAAGGTATTTGATGAATAGACCGATCAATCCGCCGACAACTACCAGCGCGGCAACCAACGTCACCCCGAGGAATGTCCCCAGGTATTCAAGGAATGGCTTTAGTTTTTCAATCGAATCCTTGTTTTTATTCCATTCGTCTTCCAAATTGTGGAGCATGTTAATTAACGGAGGTCCGGATTTAGTCCAGAATTCTTGGAATTTATCAGCAACTAATGCAATGCCCTCACGCATTTTAGGCCAGATGTTATCAATGAAATACTGCACAACAGGGAATAGCTTTTCACCTAATTGCGCTTTGAGCGTTTCTATTTTACGCCTAGCGGTTTCAATTGCCGCGCCGAATCCACCACTCATAGTGTCACTCGCGCGCTTTGTTGCACCTTCCATATCATGCATTTGATTCTTAGCGGTATCTAGATTCATTGCATAAAGCGATGCACCTAGGTCTTCTGCCTGAGTACCGAAAAGAGCTACCGCCGCTTGTGCCTGTTTTACAGGATCCTTAATAGCGCGCAATTTATTAAGGGTTAATTCAAGTGCACCACTCGCACTAGTGCCACCCTTGCCAATGGCGGTAGCCATATCTTTAGCATTCAAACCAAGCAATTTAAAGCCATTGGCGGTAGTGGTACTACCGTCGACAGCTCTAATAGCAAATTCCTTTAATGCGTCGGCCGCTACGTCGGAATCTCTTGCGCCAGCTTTAATAGCCTGGTCAATTAAGCCAAGCGCTTGCGTTCCGTCAAGTCCTAACTTGCGGAATTGGGTACCGTATTCATTAAAGGTATCAAGTAAGTCTTGTGCTTTATCGTCGCCTAATTGGAAACCCTTTTGAATCAAATCGAATGCTTGCTTTGGATCATCGACCAATCCGGTACGAATTAACTGACTTGCTGCTCTGGAAATCGACGCAGCATCTTCGCCTGTTGTCGCCATGAGCGTTGATATTTCTTCTGTCATAGCTTTAACAGACCCTGCCGACGTGTCGGCAACGCCTTTCATGTTCTGCATGACAGCTTTAATTGTGTTGTTAATGTCGTCTATGCTCTCGCCGAAATTATCTGCATAGACTTGACCAGCAATCTTGCCTGCGATTTTCATTTCAGCAGGCGATAAGCCTAACTGTGCTCCAAGCTTTCTATTTGACGTATCGCGAGATACCGCGATGTCGAATGCTTCCTTAAGTTTATTCGCTGCTAGTGTGGCTACGGCTAAGCCTGCTCCGATAGCAGCGCCAGCGGCAATGCCGACCCCACCCAATTTGCCTAGCACAGCGCCAGTCTGGCCTAGCTTGCCAAGTAAACCGTCTACGCCTTGCTGTGCCTGGTCATGAATTGCACCCTTGAATTTCTTACCGAATGACTCTGTCTTGTTGCCAGCGTTATCCGCTTCCTTGCCTGTGTCCTTGAAACCATTACTGAGCGCCTTAGCGGCTTTCTGGCCTACGTCATTGAGTGCCTGAGTTGCGCGCTCTAATTTCTTTTCGCTAGCCGTAGCGGAATCAAAAGCGCTACCCGAACGATCAACTCCGCCGACAGTGATGGTTACATCATTCGCCACTTAATTCCTCCTCTCCTCTGCTAGCGTATTCAACAATTCGATACATTTGAATTAGTTCCGCATCTTCCGCTAGCAGTGTGGAGAGCGTGTAACCGCCGTAACGCCTTAATAACTCGTCGACTAGTTTTGCCCTGCTAAGGATTCCTGGCTCAATTTGACGGCTTCCATCAATGCGAATTCCTCTTGTGGCGTAGTATTTGGCTTCTTTCCATTCGTCGATGCTTTTCCCGCTTCTACGGTTACACCCGCTGCCTGAGTAACCCACACATCGACAATCTTCATTACTAATTCAATATCGAGAGAATAGAGACCGGTCGATGGGACGTAAATCTCTTCCCCTTCCATCATCTGAACATGACTAGGGGAACCTTTCGCAATTTCAACTACTGAGCCGCTTACCTCATCCTCTAAATTCCATTCAAGGATGTTCGATGCGATTGTGCCAAGCAATTTGTCTAGCGGCTCACGGAAACTATCGCTGGTTAGTTCCTTGCCAATATCAGCAAGTGTGCTTACCGCCATGAGATCGCCAATAGGCAGACGACGCATTTTAATTTCTAAACCTTCGAATTCATCCGTGAATTTCAGAATGAGCGAACCGCGCTTGTAACCCATTGCATGCTCCTATGTGGACTATCTAATATGGATTGTATAATGTGAACTGTCCCAAAGTAGAGGGGATTAACCGAGGAAGGTGACAACCCCCTCTACCCTAGTTATTCGTTAGCTTATGCCCACGTGGGAACGGTACCGTCAGCCAGCACACCCGGAGCGGTAGCACCAAGGGAACCATCCTGGCCACGGTTCATAGAGAAGTCTGTATAAAGGACCTCACACGCTAGCGTCTTAGAAGCAATTACAAGCGTAGTAGTGCGAGCTACCGACGTAGAGGGAACCGTCTTGAATACATCGAAGAATGAGGGCGTGGCGGCAAAGTTAACCGCCGTTGTGTTCAGAGTGATATTGAAATCTGCCAGCAAGAGAATGCGCTCAATGGCTGACTTGTCAACACCCGTAACGTCAAGCACAGCGCGCGGAGTTGCAAACTGGAAACTCTGAACATCAGTCTTAATTGCTTCTACCGCTCCGGCCGAATCATCGACAGAGAGAGTAGTCCACCCCATACCAGACTGCTTAGCCATTACTGAATACCTCCTGCAATTGTTGGGAGCGCGAAAGCGAATAACGCGCTAGCGGCTGCAAAGCAGCAAAGCGAATAACGGAAAAGTTTCATCGGAGGAATACCAGCAAGAATTAGCAGAATTAACGCGAGAATGTAAAAGACTACTTGCAAGGTATGCATTAGCCCTGCTCCAATCGCGTAGCCAACTTATCTTGATTGGTTTGAAAATCGTCTACCCAATCCTCTAAATCAGTATGTGTATAGCTCTCCTTTCTAGGGTTACCTCGCCAGTCGCCATTTCGCCGGATTGCAATTGGATCACGCTCTAATGGTTCACGGTGAGTTTCAAAACAATTTTGACCAGGCTGGAAAGTGAATGTTACGACAGTGCCTAACGTCTGATAGCTAAATACCATTCCACGCTTACGAGCAATTTCAGCTAATAGATTGGCAGCCTCTACTTTCCTTGGGTCGGTTAAGTCATATCCCATTTGCCAGCCGGAATGGTACTTAGGGCATTCAATTGCTTGACAACTGACAACGCGGTAATGTGTCGCTAACGGCTGATGTAATTCATAGCTAGACATGGCATGTGCGGGTAAGGCTGGCGTAATACGAATCTCACCCATCGGGCCGAATTGAGTACTCATTTCGACTTTCCTTAGAAGTCAGTCTGAACGGGATTGCGTACCGCGCTCACGAGGAATTGCGCATTTGTGAACGTGCCTACGCTGACTACTCGCAACCATTGCTTGATTGCAAGCCCTGTAACGGCTATACGCCCACTTGCAGGAGCAGCAACAAGCGCGGTAGTAGTCCAGCCTGCTACGTCAGCGTATGGGTCTCCTGAGCCGTTATCGTTGCTGTGCTGAATTTTCAGCGTAACCGAGGTTCCCGCGAATGCGAATAGATGGTAATACAATTGCCCACCAAAGGAACCGGGTGAGGCTGAGCCTAGGTCTAAGCCAGCAACGTTACCGGCTGCCCCCTGAGTGAGCTTGCCAGCGGTTAATTGCTGGCACCATTCGAGACCAAACGAATTAGACTGAGCGTTGACACCTAATAGGAATGAACCATCATCAGCGCGGTTACCATCATAATTGATTTGCTTTGCGATAAGGTTAGCAATTGCATTACCGGCAACTACCCCATGCCCATAGCTAGCAAGCCGATCAGTTGTCGGCAGAGCACTAAAACTTGCATGCGAACGGAGAGCAGCAGGATCGAAATAGCTAGTAAAAGTGAATTCGCCATCACGCTTACCGCCTAGGCGAGCGTTTGCTAACTGTGTGATATCAGTCATCATTAAAGGACTGTTACCGCCACGAATGGCGTTAAGGCTATTGATGTCACCTCCTAAATCATTTCCGTCTACGTACAGTTGATCCCCTAGGCCACTCGCTTTTGCCATCTCTCAACTCCTACTGAATTTGTGGCCAAACGTCATTGACGATACATGGAATTACAATGTCATAAATACGGAATAGAGCGCCATCCATCTCTACATAACCAGCCTGAGCGAATAGCGGTTGTCCCGATGCACCAAGCAAATCGACGTTCCTGATAATGCCCCCGAAATCAAAATCATCATGCAAATTACGTATCATGTTACTAACCGCTCGCATCATCGAAGGATCAATTTCATCACGCGGTTCGGAAAGCATGTTGGTAAAGATTCGCATGATGAAAACAATTCGAGCACTCGTAACCGATAACCCGCTAGCTGTCCCAACACTCTCGATACGATCGCACCAAATGGCAGCCTCTAATCCCGTGCCAGGCTTACGCTTTGGCTCATGTGTGCTTACCTTATCGAAATATCCTGTACGCTGAGCCTCGCTCACAACCGCGTCTAGAATCGGCTGTAGCCAACTCTCGCTAGCATCTGTGCCTACCGGAGCACTGAGGTTTACCGCCGTTGCAAAAGCGTCCACGTTAAGATCAGCATCGGTAGCGGTAACCATTGGTGCATATAAACCAGGGGCACCGTACGTATGTAAATGGGGACCTAGGCTAGTCCCCACATTACTAACCCCACCGTCGCCCCAATCAATTTTGTAAGTGACGGTTTCCGGGTGGTCATCAGAGATTGCAATTACTGCCGACACGCTGAGATCAGTAGGTGTTACAGTCATTGTCACAGTCGGCGGAAAATGGTTGATTACGTCATAGACGAAATCAATTCCATAGAATGTTGTCGTTAGGTTATTTGGGAGGTTACCCGGATTGTTATGGAAACCACCGGAGTTAGCGGTAACAGCATTGTCACTTGAATTCTGCGGGAATGCATTTGCGATGAATACATAATCCGTAATGGTGTCGTACGTCAGCCAGACAGTTGTACCCGGGCCTATGTTGAGTGGCACTGCTAGGTTAACTGTGTTCCAACCGATTGCCAGCGAATCAGGCATGTCAACTGTAGCTAGAATCACATCACTCGGGGTACGAATATAAGCATTTCGATTGTTGAATGTCGCTGATACAACCGCGCTGTAAACGCGAATAGCGGTAACATTCAAATCATTGTTAACTAGATACCGTACGCCTAACTCATAATCAACTCCCGGTTCACTGGTAGCAGCCGGATTAGCTCCACCCCATGCATTAGTCATAGTCTCACCTCCTACCTATTCATAATTTTAACAAATTTAGCAATCGCGGGTTTTGCAATTTTTGCTTTATCAACATTCAATTGTTGCTTGATTAACCGGAATGTACGATAACCCTTGAATCGACTTGTGCGGTTACGTCTGTCAACACCTTCTAGCCAGCCACCGTAAACCACCCGAGAGTCTGAAATGGTTCGTGACTGAACGCCTCTATCAACTGTGATTCGTGTCCAGTAATATGGAGTTGGGTCTCTAATTACAGTTTTCAATCTGGCGACTGTGCGCTTAACTCCCTCCTGTGCAACCAAATCATTTACTTCAGTTATCATTCTTTGTCCGGCTGCCCGCGATGCTGCTCTGTCCCAAATTGGCGAGCCTTGTGCTCGTGTGATATTCACTCGGAAGAATGGCATTTAAACCGCACGCGCTCTTAGCTTGCGTCCATAGGTCCGATAAACTTGCTCACGTAAGTTCTGTAGACCTGTATCGGCTGACTCATGCTGGTTATCACCACTGCCGACTGTACGCGCGTAACCGCCTGAGGCTTGCTCTAACATGACGATTGCCTCAGCGATATTCAATTCATTGATGAGCGGAGTTAACATTTCAAATCGATGCGCGTAAACAGAATCGCCGATAGTGTGCGCGGCTGCTGTAGAGCCTAGAGCGGCTCTCCTAGCGGTAAATGTACGTAGGGCAAAGATGTCAGCCGTAGAGGCATTGTGAACGGCTAGCGCGGTACCGTCTACAGCGCGGGTAACCGTAAGGTTGTTACCGGCAATGTCATCAATTCGCATGCGCTCTGAATCAATCAGAATTGTTTCCTCAATTGCGAATGCCGTACCATCGGTAACTGTCACTGTCTTAGCGTTATTGGTTGCGGTTAATGCATTCTGTAGATTTTGCGCAGTGTCCGACATTAGTCGAGTGGTCAATACCATTCGCTCGGTACCAATAAGCACAATAGAACCAACCCCTACAGGGTAATTGCCACCTGAGGGGTTGATAATAATTGTGGTTACGGATGAATTTATGCTTGCACCAAGTGAGCCGCTTGGGATAGATACATCGGTATCTTTGTCACCCCATAAACCATCAATTGAAATAGCACGCTGGAAAGTAGTTCCGCTCCGGAATGAGGATGAGCTACTTAGATTGATTTCAATTAAGGTATATGGAGGTTCGTCGATGTTATCCCATCGGCGTAAGAAATAGTCGGTACCCGTGATGACTGTTCCGCCAGCGGTGAGCGTGTTTACAGAAATAAGACTATTGTTTTCTAATTGCAATTGCCACGGGAAAGCCATTTGATAGTTAGGCCAGTCGAACGTTACCGTTTTACGCTCGGGGTAGAAACGTCGATGGCATAAGCTCTCGATAGACCGCGCGCCAGCCTCTAGCTTGTTATCAATAAGTGTCCGTGCTCTGGCCATATTGCGTATTTCCAGAGAGCTCATTACTTGCTCTCTGGTAGCGTAGGCGACCATTCCCAACTCCCGATTGCTTTCTACGGCACTACATTAGGGGCCAATATTTAGTTGTATTCATATCTATTTACTATTTGCAATCTAAATTAACTCTCCGCTTGTGCATCAATTCAGCGTTTTTCTTTTGAATTTCGTAGGTAGGCGATTTGGGACTAGGAGGATTCTTACTATAAAAATCATCGTAGAAGACGATTAGCTCGCACCATTGCTGATTGTTTTTATGGACGTAATATGAAACGTAAGCAATCGACGTAAAGGTTAGAAGTAAACAAGAAAGGGCGCAACCTATAAAAGTCCAAATTAACGGAACTTGTTTTCTCAGCCTTGACTTTTCTTTTTCCTTTTCCAATTCCGTCATTGCGTCATCATTTCATAATAGACGATAATCCATAACAGAAGCAATGTTATTCCAGTGAGGAAGGCTGAGATGGGGACAATGGTTCGGGCGTATCTTGTTCGCCATTCCCGCTCGGTAATATGGCTTTGGCTAAGTATTTTAAATTCACCAGGGGAACGCCTAGGAGGAGTGCGCAAATGAATAGAGCTATCGGGTTCCAAGATGAGTTTATAGCTTGGATCAATACGCCTGCTGACCCTGTACCCATTGCGAGGATATCCCTTGCTATTCTTACGATTCTTTCCGGTTTCATTGCCACGCACGTAACCCATTCCCCTCTAGCAGGGGTGAGGGTGGAATACAACGGTAATGAATTCCACCCTCAACACCCTTAAAATAACGTTACTCGAATTCGCTAAAATCGGGGTCAGAGCCTACTGAACGGCTGCTAGCCTTTTTGGCTGGCGCTTTCTTAGTCACCCTTTTACTAGCGGATTGGTTCTGCTCCGCTTCCTGGCCAGCGCCATCCGTCGAATGGACAGTAGAGCTGTCCTCCTTTACCTCTGAGGAGCGGCTCGCCGTCATTTGGGCATGCTCTTGGTGGGATGCTGTCTCGTCGTTGTCTGAGCGCGCTTCGCTCTCTGAGGATGCTAAGGAGTCCGTACCACCCTCCACTTTGGACACTGATGGCGATTCCTCCTCATCTAATTCCGCTGGCCTGTCAACGTCACCAAGCATTGCGCGACGAATAACTACGGGTGGCCTAGGGTCGCTTGCTTCCTCTGCCGTGTAGCTATCAGACGTTCCCGTTGCCGCTTCCTGAGGGTGCGTATTCTTAGCCATTACTTAGCCTCATCCTCGGAATCAGCCTTATTGATTGCGGTTTCCGTAACACTGTCTCCCGTCTTCTCAGTGACCGAATCATCTTCAGTGTTCTCAGAAAACGTAAGCGTGTAGTACTTATCTAAATCGAATTGCTTTGCGACGGAATCTTTTACCGTCATCGTAAGGCTGAGTGCAGGCGTAGCGCTTGCCCAACTCTTATTACGACCGTCCGAGTAATCCGGAACGAAATCCAAAACCACATCGGAAACACCCGGAGTTTCTACCTTGCGAGCAAGGCGAACCTTTGCGGTAACATCCCTCTTAGCCATGACCTCATCCCTTAAAATTAAACTTATTTCAGGATTTGAATTAAGCATTTAATTCGATGTTGAATTAAGCATTTGGCTGAGCTAAGAGGTCCGGCCGACGCATAATCTTAAGCCCAGTCGGAATATAGGTGACGCCACCAAGAATTGTGCCACCCGAACCGGGGTCAGCGATATTCACGCTGAGCCATTCAAAGCCAGCACTGAGGCTTGCAGCCTCAATCTCGAATACCACTAAAGCCTGATTAGCTGCCTTGATAGGGCCAGAGTCAGGCAATGCAAGCGTTGCTGAGGCTGCCTGATTTACTTCCGTCCATACCTCAGTGCCAGTAAGCGCGGCTGCCGTTGACTTGTAATACCAATCGGTAATCGCTGCCAAGTTCTGCGAGGTACCGCCAGTGTTCGCGTTGTGCTCCTGTAAGACAATGTTGATTGTGTCCGTACCTGCTGAAGCAGGATTCTTACGGAACACTACAGCAAGCGTATCGTAATTACGCATGTGAATACGCTTACCAGTATTGGCACCGGCCGCAAGATCAGCCACATCGTTAATGCCGACACTAATATCATAGTAATTGCCTAAACCGCGAGGCATCTAATTACTTCCCTTCCGAATTGTCGTTAGATTTTTCTTCCTCAGTTACCGGAGGAGCAACCTGAATGAATTCCACACTAGACATGAATTCGTCAAGCGCCCCGTAGGCTTCCTCCTTTGTGGAGTATCCACTTTGGAGAGTCATGGGAATTCCACGATTGGCGTTTGGCTGGCGCACTCGGACGGCATACGTGTCAACGTTCGCGTAGTCATCCTTAACGGTGTAAACGTCTACAGTGGACCCGTTGTCAAGGTGCACGTAAGTCTTATCTTCTAACTTAACCCAAGTACCCATAATCAATTAATTCCTTACGCCAGCTTGACGAACGGAGAAAGGGTAGCCCCACCATTCTGCGGGGTAATGGGACTCATGAGCCACGGACGACCGTCAACACGCTCGATAACACGGAACGCGGTAACATCCTGGTTAAAGCGGAAATCTTCAGACTGACGCGCGCTCATAGCCTGGCGATCGCCTACCAAATAGAAACCGAAATCAACAAAGTTGATATCGCCAGTGACACCCGTAGCGGCTGCCTTCTCAGAAACAATTACCGGACAACCGAGAATGGTAAGCGGCTGAGAATCATTACCACTAGAGAAGCCTGCCCCACCGAGCAACATCGGCGTAGTGGTACCGCCGACAGCGAACGGCATCGTAAGGAGGTTCGGAATTGAATCAGGCGAAACAATCCACACAGCGCGGTCTAGCGACTGAGGCAGCATGCGCGAATACATGTTAGCGATATCAGGCCAGTCGATATTCTGTCCGGAACCCGTTCGCGTGATGTTAATCGCAGCAGGAGCATTCAAGAAACCAAGAGGCTCGCCTACGCCCTTACCAATGAAGAATGCAACATCTTCGAACCATGCAAGAGCCTCAGGGAAAATCTCCCCTATAAATGCTTCCATCGACGGCTGAGAATCACGAATCAATTCATTCGGAACCTCGGTGTAAAGCACAAGCTTCTGTGCACGTAATTCCACCCGACCGAATCGCGGGCGACTCTCGGTAAGGGTTGCACCTTCCTCAGTCCAGTAACCCACAACGCCACCAAACACGCTGGAAACGTTGGAAGTGCTGTCAACAGTCGGGAAGGGAACCGTAAGCGAATCCATCGGAATAACACGCGCACGTGACCGAACAATTGCGCGCTCTAATGCAACACGCAAAAGCTCAGCGCGGAGGATTTCCGGAATTAAGAAACCGCCGTCACTGGGCTTAATGCTGGACATTGCATTCTGTAATTCGAGCATCTTCCGAGAATTCTCAGGCGTCTTATAGCCATGCTCGGAAATGGTATGCAAAAGCTCAGCGGCACTATTGAATGAGCCATCATGCTTAGCGCCTACCGCGCTCTTGTTATAAATAGTTGACGGACGGATATGGCGCGCGTTAGGCGAATCGAGATTGAGCCGATTCCGCGTGGCGGTATCCATGCCCTTTTCCCGTAACCAATCAACCATGAACTTCTCAGTCTGCTCATTAACTTGATTGAGAAGTTCAGGGTCCTTAGCAATCCGAGCGTTAACCGAATCTTCTACGAAATCCGCAAAATTCTCGGGGTCAGCGAGTAGATCACGCATTGCCTTAGGGTCGGTAAGAATGTCGCGTAACTCTTCCGCGTTAGTAGCGGCTGCCACCTTCTTAGGCATTCAATTTCCTCTCTACCATTTCACTAATTCAGCAAATGACTTCTTTGGCCAACCGTCCACAATGGTCAGTGGATTCGGTGCTTTCTCTCTGCCTGTGAACTTGTAACCGCGATTGTATAGCCGATGGGGCCTACTCATTAACGCTTCTAGCTCAGCCTCAACATCGGCACTTTCGGAATCGTCCAATGTGGATTCATCTGATTCGTTCGAGACTACGTCGGGAGCCTCTGGCGTTTCGGTAGCGTCTTCCTCGTCCGTCTCAGGGTCGGCGGTTGGGTCTCCTATGGCTGGCTTTTCAAACACCTTGTCAGCCAATTTCATGTCGACAGCTTCCCCTGCCATCATCCATGTTTCAGCAAGCATTAAATTACGCCAATATTTAATATCCTCCCCACCCTTATTGACGTAAATCGATGCTAAGTTATCTGATTGCTGGTCAAGGAATTTGGCCATCTCGCGGAAATCTTTTGCGTTACCCATTTCCGCACCCATTGCGTCATGGATCATCATCTGAGAGCCAACCATCATCACTACCTCATCGCCAGCCATAGCGATAATGCTTGCTGCACTCGCCGCTAAGGCATCGACATAAGTCGTAATGTTGGCAGGGTGCCGAACGATTGCGTTATAATTGCAATCGCGTCAAACACGCTTCCACCCGGAGAGTTGATTCTGACATCAATTTGGGGAGCATCGATGTCGTTCAATTCCGTAATGAATTCCTCAGCACTCACACCAAAGGAACCGCCGATCTCCTCATAGATGAGAATCTCAGGGTTCCGCTCAGGTGCGTCACTCTCAGTTGTGTTCCGAATTGCATACCAATCTAATTTGATCGATCGCAATTCATCTCGAATGCTCGGACTGAGGTTACCGACTCGCTCAATCAATCGCGCTTTGTAGCCTGTTACCGATCGATAACTGTGCTTGATTACCGGTTTCATTTCACCTCCCTCATAAATCCACTAAGTCCTAGGCAGGTTTTCACTAGGTGAATCACCCTCTAAATCGCCTCCACCCGATGACGTAGAAGGGCCAGTAGGAATACCGACCCAAGGAATATCAGGCAGCCCCATAGCTTGCAGGGTTCCCGCTGGCTCAAAGCCTGCCTTGACTAGAATTGCCGCTCCGGTAGCCTGGCTAGTGCGTTCTCTGTCGGCTGCCTCATGGTTGATTGGGGTCGGATCATCGAAATCTAATTCGAGAGCTTTACCATTGGCAAAGCGCGGTAGCAGGAATGCATTTACGACATCCTTCCAACGTGCAAGGCGAGGAATCGTGATGTTCTCTGCCATCACTTCTTTACCAGCCTCAGCGTTAGCGCGGTTAACGTCGTCAACCGTTCCTAGCATTGGCTTAGGGAAAGCAAAAGCCTCTCGAATCAATTCTCGAGGTAGGTTACGCAATTCCACAAATTGCATATCAGACATTGAGAAATTTGTATCTACCCATTTAGCATTTTCGAGCACTGCCACGCGATGAGCGTTTGCAATTCCTTGGTGCTGTTGACGCCAGCGGGAAACGAATTCATTGAATTCATCATCTCCCATTTTGTAATCAACTTCGATCACGCCACCCGGTCGCGCGCCGTTCACAAAAAAATTACGGTTCCAATCCGCAGAGAATCGGGCAGCATCAATGTCAGCTAATACCGCTTGCACTGGTCCCCTACCCCGATAAGGATCACCCGGATTAGGTAGCTTGATTTGTATTACTTGGTCAAGCTCTAGCGGTACGTCTTCCCCATCAGGCCCTTGATACATCCAACCGGACATGAATGCTTTAGGGTCTTTTACCGGCTGCATTCTATCGGGGCGTACTGGCCACATTTCGAGAATTATATTTCCAACAGTATTTAAAACAAAAGTTGTTTCGCCTACCAAATCTAAATGTTGCTGGCAAGCCTCACGGAATAGCCTGCCTGTATAGAACTTAGGTACTGGCAAATCCCATAGGGTCATGAATGCATGATTCATAACCTCTTGTCTACGCTTCTTATCGCGCTGTGATGTCCTACGGTAAAGGTGCCATTCCGTACTAGCTACTGCATTACCAATTGCATGGATGATTGCGAATAGCGTACCGACCGAGCCATGAGCGCTGTAGGCACGATCACCCAATACACCCTCGTCAGACCCAAAGATATTCACTTTGTTGCCAACGAATGGCACGGGAGCCTCGTTTTTGACAATGCGATTGAGCGTGTTGCTTAGCGGTTTCACCCCCAAAATCGATGAGACCAAATCTCTCACTTAGTGCCCCCATCATCACTCGTCAAAAGCGTTGACATCACGAAACAACAAACCCCTGCAATGACCATTCCTGCGATGAAACTAAAGGCGAACCCTGCAATTGTCAAACATGCAAATCCGCTAAGGTGCAACAGGAGCCTAATAGTTGCTTGATACAGTGTGCGGGTGCGGGTACTTGCCTCCTGATTCCTAGCTCGCCTATCGAGTGCCTTACCAGCCTTCCAAATAAGGATTCTAGTAAGGCTAGTAGTGGGGTCCAAAGTTACCATGATCTCTCCTTTGTGGACTGTCTAATGTGGACTAAAATTGTCCGTCGTCTACTATGGACATTGGCATATCGAGTACTGTCACTCTCGCCTTGCCCTTGAAATCTAAATGCGTTGTGAAATAACGGTCAGCGTCACAACCGTGATCATCTTTCTTGACTGGTTCATCTAATTTACGACCATCAGTATTTACTTTCCACGTGTACGATGAATACTCCTCTACGCTATTGGTAGGTAGTAATGCCTCGCGTAATGAGTTATCCATCTCAACCAATATGTCACGCATGTAATAAAAGTGCGGCCCTTGTTCGTCACCCTTAAGCCGTTGCTTGTGTAAATCAATTCCTACATTGACAAATTTGATTGCGGCCTGAGTGCCTAGTCCGGTAGCTTTCTGGAATGTGACTCTACCGTTAGCGTCGTGATCACAGATAACCGCCGTCGGTTTAGGTTCTGTCCAAACAGTTTCCTCTTTTGTATGGTGCACGCGGTTTATATGGTCATACCAATCTACCGTTTTAATAGTCGTTACTTGTGCCAATGCCTGTTTAGCGTGCTCCTCAACTGTGCGGCCTGTCATATAAATTTCACGGTAGCAGTAAGCGATACCATCCTCGTCTACTGCATACCATTTGAGTACGAATGGATTCACAAAACCAAAATCGATTACCCAATAGCGCTCCCAATCATCGGGTAGAGGTAAGCGGTTACCTTCCTCGTCGTATTCCCAATCGAGCACATGGGTAGCAGGGTCGAATTCCTCATAGACGATTCCCTCAGCCGATACCCACAAGCCAAGCCGTAGGCGCTTATAACGCACTCCTGAGAGCTTATCGAGAATTCCTATGTACTTTTCGCCTTGCTTGGTTAGCGTGCCATCCAAATTGAATAGTCGTGGGTTGTCCTCATGGCGTGATTCAATGAGTTTGCAAACATTGTCATTGCAACGGAGTTTGAGCCAGTGCTTATCGCCAGCGGGATTACAGTCCATAAGCAATTGCTGAAATGAAATCACCCAATTTCGCAAACGGGTTTTAATCATTTCAAGGTCTTCTAGCGTGATCTCTGTTGCCTCTTGCACATAAACAATATCGTATTCGGATGACATAATACGTGTAGGCTTATCAAGCCCACCAATGGTAACGGTACTACCATTCTTAAATCGATACTGAGCCGCTTCCTCTCTTGACCCTCCATAGTAGACAACCGTACCTGTAGCTAACGCCTCCTTGATAACGTAGTTTCTCCAAGTAACAAGCGCGGTTGAACCTAGTGAGGCAAGCGTTTTCCTCAGAATCAGAGCACGGGTATTCGGCGTGAGCAGGCACACCATGTAAATTTTTTCGAGGCAGGCCCTTGACTTACCAGTGCCAGCGGGACCACTAATTAATACCTCTTCCTCTCGCGACTCGAATACTTCCTTACATCCTCCCCTAGGCTCATAGGTGTGTTCGTGGCGAGTGCCTGTGTGTTTAGCTTTCTCCTTAAGGCTATTGACCATTCTTAATTTCCTTTTCTGCTCTAGAGGCTTGGTAGGCCGACCAATGCCCCACTACGTTTGCATACAAGCTCATGAATGCTACCCAAAGAATTGAATCTTTCCACCATATGAGGGTCGGCACAATCGTTAGCACCCAAACGAGTGTTAGTCCTAAATGGACTCTAGTTTGTCCAATGTGGACTTTCACCGTAGGCTCTCAGCGTCAATGCCGACAATGTCAACGCTCATGGTGTCTCCCATACCGCTATCGCCGGAACCCCTATGCAGCAACTGCCCCAATTCGTTTGCCGCTGCAATAGCATAGGAACGGAATTCGCGTAGCGCGGTAGACAAATCTGTGCCAGCTAAGCGGTTACTTTGAATTAATTCAAATAGGTAGTCAGCAATTAATTCATATCGTTGTAATCGCGCTGTCTTGTTACCAATCCACAAGTCGGCTAAGTCGCGTGGCTCAATGATGTTCGGAGAGGCTCTGGCTTCTGATTCAGCTATGTCAATGGCTTCCTTAGCCATCTCGATAGCCTCACGATTCTCCTCTACAAACGCGCGTAGGTCCTTAGTCGTTGTGTCGTACCATGCCGCTATTTGTTTCGCGGTACCTTCCCTAGTAGCAATGGCATTTATAAGGCTCTGCCTGTCAACTGCTGAAAGCTTCCTCATGAGCCAGGAATTCTAGCAGAGAGCATGTGAGGCAAGTCTCAAAGAAACTAATTAGGGAAGGCTAAAAGGCTTGCTTTTAAGGGCCTTGGTAGGCTAAGCTATAGAGGTACAGGAAAACGGGGAACACGGTAGCTTGAAAATTAAATAGAGAATGATCCACACAGGAGAAACCAAGGGTCGCGATGAGCCGCTGCAAGGAACGCGGGGAGCGAAAGCCGGAACCGGGTACGGGATCAAATGTATTGACCATTAATGATTCTTGGAGAGGAATCAAATGACTAAGGTCAGCATCGTTAGTGTAGTTGTCAAGCTCTATTTCATTGGCGCGCTAGCGGGTAGCTTTGTTCACTTAGTACACAGTGGACACAAGCTAGGGCTTACTTACGAGGCTTACGCAATTCCCTTTATGATTGACGGGATTGCGGTTATCGGAATGGTCATGCGCGGCGAGGAATTCAGTAAGGCGACTCGCAAAATGGGATTCCGCACTCAGCTATTTGCGGGTGCGTTGAGTCTGGCGGGTAACGTCTATGCAGCAAACACACTCGGAGGAATTCTATTCGGGATTGGAATTGTTGCCCTATACGTGATCGCTGAATTCCTGAGCGGACGCATTGAGAGCCGTAAGTCTGAGCTAGCGCGTGAGGCTGCAATTGCTGCTGAGGCTAAGAAGCAAGCGGCAATTGAAAAGGGTAGAATCACTAAGGCACGGAATGCACGCAAGCGCAAGCAAGAAATCAAGGTACTTGAAAACATGGTAAGCAAGTAGGAAATGGAATCGGGTAGGAGTCGAAAGGCTCCTACCCACTAGCTAGGGAGAGCAAATGTCTAAGTGCTATTTGTGTCAGGTACACACCACTCGCCTATTCCTTACTAAGCTAATGGAAGGCTTGCGCCGTTGCTGCAAGGCGTGCCACGAAATCTACTGTGAGGGAACGCATTAAATGAAAGCGATCGAACTAGTACGTGGTAATCAAATTGGGTGGTATGGCACAGCTAAGCTAGTCGTGTCAGCCGTTCAAATTAAGCTAAACGATGTGTACATAACAACTAATATGAATACGGTAGAGAAGTACCATGTGAGTGATGATGTAACACTCATCAATTGAATTAGAATTGGCTCCCGAAAGGGAGCCTTTTCTTTTTGCCCATTAGGTTGCCTGAGGCAACTATCGCCGAATGACGAAATAAGATACCACTGAAGGTTTCTTTTCCCGTTGGGTCGTAGTGCCTTTCTCAGCCTTTTTCCCTGCCAACCGTGCAGATCCCATGCTGATAGACCGTTTGACCGCTCAGGGGAATTTACAGGGCCTG